TCTAAAACAGAGCCATCCGCAGGCGTGCCACCAAACACAGGCCGCCCGTCTTTGCGGCTGCCCTCAGAGGCACCCGCACGCGCCAATCCCGACACCACCCAAGGCATCGGCACCCCGTCATAGGTCTTTTGCTCGACTTGCGGGCGCATATTACACTGCCCGCAGCGCAAATCCGTCCCGAACCATGTCACCACCAGTGATGTCGCCTCGCAAATCGGCAACTCATCAACCAGATCATCCAAAGCCAAAACCACATTGGCCGCCCCGCGATTGGTATTCACATTGGCACTTTCAGACGCCCCGAACCCGAACGGATAACTCACAGGTGTCGTCGCCAAAGCATATTCACCGGTGCCGGGGATTAGACACACCGAACGGATCATGCCTGCGGGATCATCCGCGCCCGCATCATGCGGCTGAGCCGCGCGAAACACCTCGAAATTCAACTGCGGTATACGGTTGCCGAATTTTTCCAGCGGCAAATTCTCGATCACCACATAGGCGGTGCCGCGAAACACTGGCGTGTTCGCCAAACCTTCCACCGCCGCTATCACCGGATCGGGCACCTGATCTTGTGTCCCTTTGTAAACCGTTACAGTCAAGTCGCCCACCGCCACTTCCGCCCCATCTGCCCAAACCCGCTTCACACGGTCTATTTCCCCTTCCCCAAGAGCAAATGCCAGACTGACAAAATAACTGTAACTCTGCGTTGTAACCGATGGTTTTCGCACGCCTTTGCCGCCACCTGATCTGCTTGTCGTCACCACTTCTTTGAACCGACTTGACCAGATCATCTGCCCGCCAATGCGCATCCGCCCCATTACACGCGGAATAACACTGCCTTCCTGTGCGGATTGCACCCGAAAACTTTCAACCCTGCCAGTTTCCACGATCGGCGCTGCCTGCGCAAACAAACGTTGATCGATCAACCCGCCCAACGAGGCCCCGACAGCACGGCCAATCACCGCTCCCGACAGCCCTAAAACCGTGCCACCGATACCGCCACCAATGGCCGCCCCGGCAGCTGATAGTAAAATAGTCGCCATCTATGCGTTCCTTTCGGGAAACTTGAATTGGGCCACGATCCTGCGCGTCCATGCCCCGTTCATCGGCGTCTCAACCACACCGCGCCCGGAATAGGCATGGATCACGGTGGCAAAACCCGCATCCGTCCCCGCCAAAACACCCAAATGCTTGGCCACATGACCTGCCCTCATCCGAAACAGCACAACTTGCCCACCTTTCCCCGTATCAATCGCAACTTCTGTCATATTGCGCATCACCGCCGCCCAAAGACGCTCTTCGTGTCCCGTCTCGGACCAATCCGCCGTATAACTCGGCACCACCTCCGGCTCATCCCCCACGACCTCGCGCCACAGCCCCAGACAATCGCAACCCTGCCCCATAACCGAGGCCTGATGCCGATAAGGCGTGCCGGTCCAGCTCCGCGCCACGCGGATTATTTTATCTTCTTGGTTTGTCATAAATCACCCCAAACTTCCGCCATCATTCTGTCCGTCTCGCACAGGATAGGATAACGCCCAGTCATCACCGGGCATTTGCGGAAAACCCCTGAAATTCAAAAGGTTGGAAAATTTTGTGATGCAAATATCTTTGGTTTTATCGCAGCCCGCAGTGACCCGCACAATGTCGCCCACCGCAATCGGATGGCGCAGATCTTCCCAAACCTCCAAGACCCGGCGCAGCCCTTTGGTCTGATCAACTTTGATAATCCGCACCGCCCCCGCATTGGCCCCGGTGATAAATTCCAACTGACCTTGCAAAAACCAGCCGTCCGCATAAGCCTCCAACCCCTTCATATGCAACACCCGCTGCCCGACCACAAAGGTCAGTTCAGCATCGCTGGTAAATGCGGGCCCCGACACGTCTATACCACAGCGCATATCGCCCAACTGCGCATCGCATTGCCTCAAATAGGCCCGCCCGCGAGGTTGGTTCAAACCCTCGCTTAGTGACCGCAATTCAGCATCATATACCCCCGAGCCGCGCTTAATCTCGCCCAAAAAGCCGCGAAACACCAAAACCCTTTGTGCCACATCCTACCAGTTGACCAGATACTGCAAAACCTGCGCCCCGTCATAAAGCCCCTGTTCAATATCAGCATCCGTTAGACCCGCTGCACTCAACGCGCCCACAGCCTGCGAATTGTCCACCGACAGGCCGGTCGAACTTTGCAAAGCCGCCGCATCCATGCCGGTGGCTGGCTCAAAGCTCACCCCGTCAAAACCCAAAATTTGGTCGTGATCGGTAAATCCCATCACCACCCCGTCTTTGCGGGTCAACACCCAACAGCGACACAGACTTGTCACTCCTGATTTGATATGCGCCGATAACGCTTGTGGAAGTGCCCGCATCAGACCCGCAGCTCCACCACAGGGATGCTCGGGATATCACCCGCTTCAAAACTGGCATGGCTCATTTCCAAACTGTCTATATCAAACCGAACTGGGACATCAAACTCATAGCCCGCCGTCACAATCGCCCCTTCGCCCGGGGCCACAATAAAAGTCACAACACCCGTGGTCAGATCAACCGTATAATGCGTGTCTTCAACCAGCACATCGCCCCCGATCCCGATCAAAACCGTATGGGCCACAGGTTTGCGAATTTCGCGGCAATAGGTTTCATCCCCCGAACGATACGTTTTACACAGCTGAAAATCAGTCATCACATCATCGCCAACCCCGATTTCCTGATCCAGAAAATCAACGCTCAAAGACGGCAGACTGCTTTTGTAATCTGTCCAGTCTTTCCAACGAAACCCCGCCAGCGGCCCACGCCGTGCTTCAAAAAAGGCAATCACCGCATCCATATCGTCCAAAGAGCGCATCGAAACTCCCGCATCATACCGCCGACGTGAGTGCGCCCAAGCCGTGTTGCGTTCCTCATAGCCGCTGTTCAGAGTCACAATCTCGGTGCGCCGCTCCGGCCCGCCGCTTGATCCGAAAGACAAATCATCGGGAAACCGTACCTCATTAAAACCCATAGTATCCATTCCTCTCAATTATTGCGTTGCCCACGCGCAATCGCACGCTGAATGCCCGCCGCTATTTGGCTGCTTGATCGCTTGAACCCGGCCACATCAGGGGTCGATATATTCATATTCACCGTAACCGTGTTACCGCCACCACCACGAATGCCCAACGACCCGTCTGCACCCCGTGCCAGCGGCACAATCGCCTCCGGCCCGGCCTCGCCCAGCAGACCAATACCGCCATGCATCTGAAAATTTGTCGGATTGCTGACAATGCCACCCTTGGCAAATGGCATCACCTGCCCGCCAGAGAACACACCGCCCTTGGAAAACGGCAAAATCCCCCCGATCAAATTGCTCAATCCACCCGTCAAAGCCCCCGAGATAGCACCCGTAACAGGCCTAATCGCACTGCTTAGCGTGGTGCTGATCATTGATTTGGCGACATTGCGAAACACATCAGAAACCTTCGCCCCCTCAAACACCAGATCACCGAAAGCCCGGCGCATATCAGTATTCAGTGAGCGCGAAAAACCCGCCGCTTCACGCCCCGCAGACACAATCCCAACCTGCATACCCGACAGTTCGCGCTGGAACGCCGCACTCATATCTGTCGTTATTGCCAAGTTTTGCCCAAGCCCGCCCAGTTGCGTATCCAACTGGTCAATTTGAGTTTGAAAATCTGCCATATCTACTCCGTTTCAGTGTCAGGAAATTGGCCACAAAGAACCTTCAAATCCGCGCGTGTCATCACCGCCGATCTGCGCCCTTCCAATCCTGAAATTATCAAAAATTCCAATGGGGTTAGCTGCCATAGTTCATCTGGTTTCAATCGCAATTCATGCAACCCGACGCGCATCATTGCACCCCAGTCAAAGCGGTTCATTCGGGTAGGCTGAAAGCGGTTTTCAACAGCATAGCCGCAAGGCTTGCCGCCCGCATCGGGCCACCCTCGATCTCACCAGCCAGCAGCTCTTTGGCACCGCCTTGCCAACCGGCACCGCGCAAGCCTGCCACCAGCAGGGCAACAATATCCAGTGTCCGAAAATCACCCGCTTCAAACCGCTCGATCAACCCCAACAGACTGTCGCTTTCCAGCCCCGCTTCCAGCTCTGCCAAAGCCCCCAACGTCAGGCGCATCGGCAAGGTTTCCCTGTTCAAGGTCAGCTCAACATCGCCGCGATGCGGGTTACCCATCAAATCGCCGCGAATGTTAGCGCACCGGCAGACGCCAGCGTCAGATCATAGACCGCTTCGCCATCATATTTGCCGGAATATTCCAGCCCGGTAATCTGAAACGGCCCCTCGATGGTGCCAAAAGCCGGGATAATAACCTGAAAACCCGCCTTGGTGCCGCTGAAAAACAGCTCACGTGCCCGCGCGTCCGTTACATCGTCACTGAACACACCCGCACCCGTTATACTGGCCGAGCGCACCCCGCCGCCGTCCAGTAATTCGCGCCACCCCCCGGTGCTGGCAAGCGATGTCACATCCACAGTTTCGGCATTGAATGCAATCCGGCTGGCCCGCAGCCCCGCCAGCGTTGAATAGGTTCCAGACCCATCCATATC